ATTTCTTTAATAAGTGGTTGATGAACGGTAACCTAACATTCGGGAACTGGAATGTCAGTTCCGCACATTAAAGCTAATCGTCTATCCATTATTCATTAAAAATTTTATTAAAATTTTCAATCATCTATTGCTCATTATTGGGGTTAGGCATGAATTTCTTATCTTCTTCTCCATGAATTGCTTGATACATTAAACATAATCCAGCATATTCATCAGTTAAAATAATTTGATTTGCTCCTAAAAATTCTAACTCGCCTATACCAGTTAAATGCTAACCATCAAACATTGAATCAATTTCAGCAGCGATACGATATGGTCTTAACTAAAAATCTTTTAACTGCCACTAATCAAAATGACAAATAATATCAAATTCAACAATATTATCTCTAAATTCTGGATTAGTACCATTAGCAGTAAAATTATCAAAACTCACAATTATATAAGTTAAAACAGAGCCATCAACATATAGTTTAGGAACTAATTTAATATTTTTATTAAAAAGTCCTAATGTCTAATCTTCTGTTAGTTTTGGCTAATTTAAACAATCTTTTGTATTATAATATAAAAGACGTTTCAAATTATCATTTTTAATTAATGTATTTGTAATAATCGCCATATCTTTTTCTGCTGACAAAAAACTTGATTTTGGACAAGTATATGTTTCTAATTTCATAATTAATTCTCCTTTTACTCTAAACAATATTAAAACAAAGATTCAACAACAATTGTTTTAACATAATTTCCATAATTTAAATTAAACTAACCCGAATAAGCACTATCCCATTTTAATTTAATCTATTTTGGATTATCCTCATTTACTTCATAAATAATAGGATATTTTTTATCTATTACCCAATTAAGTTCTGCGGTTCCAGTAAACTAAAACTCATATTCTTTTTTAGGTTTAATAAATGTTTCACCAACAATTGTTTCTTCAATCTCTTCAGTGTTAGGATTCTCTGGTTTAACAATCAAACCTCCAACAACACCATTTTCAATATCATCCTCAGTCTCATTCGCATAATATTCAACCGCATTAATCTCCAATATTCCAGGAGTACTAATCCAGTCAATAGCCTCTACTCTCCAACATACCTACTAAGCATTTTCATCATCACTCTACAAATAAAATTTTGAATATCTTTTAAAATATTCTAAAGTTTCTTTAGTTTGCGGCAATAATAAATTTAATGAATAATTAGGTGTGTCAACACTAATACCATGTTTTTGTATATAATTTATTTTTGTTTCTACTGGACCTCTAATAGCAGCATATGTAGAATGTTCTCCATTTTCATCTGTCCAATTAATTTCATAAGAACATCTTCTAATATCTCCACGGAAATAAGCTAATTCAGTTAAATCTTGTAAATAAATTAACCAATGAGATTTAGTTCCTAACCATTCAAATACATCACCGCATTTAAAATTATATTCAAATCCAATAGAGATGATTTTATCATCATAATCCTGTTTTAATTTATTAGGATTAATCAAAGCACGTACAGGCTTGCGGTTTTCCGCATCTACACGTACTACTTCAGCAGCTTGATATGAATTCCAAACTGCCTAATCTAAAGAACGACGTTTATCTTTTATCATTCTTTCTTGCTATCTATTACCACCGTGTGCCCTCAATCGCATAGACTAGCTTTCAATACCATCAAGCTTAGGGTCTGTTTGCGTGGGGTCATATGGTCTTTTATCATAGCTTCCTAATCTTCCTTGTAATAATCTATAGGAATGTCGTCCACTAAAATCATAACCTGATTCCACGGCTTAACTCCTAAAGTAAACTGATTGATTCAAATACAGTTTTTCTATATAGCTCAAAATTTATATCTTGGACTTTTATTCCTTCTAGCTTACTAAGAAGCTATAAAAAATGCGAGCAAATGAAAATTTCATTTAAACCCGCAATTTCTACTATTACAGTTTCCAATTGTTTTTGCCAGTCTTCATTATTTTCACGCATAGGAATTAATTTCCATAGCTAATTTGTTAATCTTTTTACAGTTTTGTCAATTACTTCTTGTGGCACATAATAGCCATATTTAGTTAATAGCACTCGTATCCCTCAATATAGACCAATTAGATTGATAAATTCCATTTACATTTTTTCTTCGTTTATATAAACGCTACATATGGAGAGAATCTCTACGAGATTCTTCCAATAAATTTAATAATTTTTGTAAATGGTTTGCTTGTGAAGTCATTTTAAAATCTGACCCACTATATTTCATACGAGTATGCTCAATTGAAGTAACTTGACGCTAAACCCAAGCCTGTTTCATCAATATTGCTAAAATATTGATTTCTTCAGAACTTAATTCAGCTGTAAAATAAGACCTATCAACAAGAACTTTTGGAACATCTGGTTTTGATGTATCTGGTATTTCGCCCCAAGTTACATGAAACTATAAATTAGCTGGTAATGAAGCAAATTCATCAAAACTAGGAATCTATGATTTATCAGTATTTGAAATATCTCCCCAAATAGCTCCTAAAATAAAATCATCATCTACGAGCTAATCAGCATCAACAATTTGTAAATTAATTTTATAATCAAATAAATTAATGCGTGGAAATTCAAAACCAGGAATTGCGTCAATTAAGAAATTCTACAAATCCTTAATTGTATCTTCTGGGGTTAATTCCATATACAAATCATCAGTAATTTTTCCAAGAAAGCGATTATAAACACTTCCAAAAAGTGTTGCCATCTCTTCGCCTCCTATCTATTAATTACTCACTTTTACTTTCTTCTGTTTTATTAACGACTTTATAATTTGTAGTTGTTCTACGTCTAGAAGTAGTAGCTGGAGCCGCATCATTTTCCTTATTAGCATTATCAACTTGCTGTTCATTGCGCAAATTTTCAAGAGCTCTGGTCACATCAAAACCAGTCTTTTTCAATAAAGCATCTCTCTTCTGTAAGTCATTCATTGGAAGAGAAATAGCATATTGCTTAATTAAATCAATTACGCCAATAGGGGCATAATCTAAAGCATCAAGGAAAGCGTCAAGTTCACCATTTAAAATCAATTCAGCAACTTGTTCTTCAGACATATAGTACTCAGCTTCTGTATGAACATTTAAATCACTAGTTACTTTTTCATCAGTAATTTGAAGAAAATTCGCAATAAGTGTGCGTCCACCAGGTTGATAAGTTAATTTCTCCAACTCTGTAAACGCAATCTTTTTTGTTTCACCGGGCTGAAATTCACGTCTAACTCCATCTTCTGGAATTTTATAAACAACCATTCCAGCACTTCTATTCTTTACTAAACATATTTTATTATTTGCCATTTTATTTATCTCCTTTATCTCCATTAATAAATATAAGGGAGAAGGGGAACATCCCCATTCTCCCCCATGTTTATTTATATATATTTAATTTTAAATTATTAATTACGCCTTTAAAGAACCATCAAGACGGCCATCATAAGTAGCAACCTTACCGGTTACACCATCAAGATGCCAAGTATCAAGGTCACCAAGAAGAGCAGTATCAACATAGCAGCAAATGTTATTTGCCAACATAGCAACAACGCCAACCTTCTTATAAACCTGAATTTCACGAGAACGGTCCTTATTAACCTATTCATCAACAAGAGTCTGACCTTCAAAAGCAACCTTTACAGGCTTGCTATCAGCGCCAGCAGGAATAATCCATACATAACCTGGGTCAATAACTTTGCGACTATTAGTTTCATCCTCAAAGCCTTGCTCAAGAATAACTACCTTATGTCCCTTATAAGAAGCGAGACGACCAGTATTCCAAAGCTCAGTCTTCATTGCCTCAGTATATCTCCAAGCTTCCTATGGAATCATCTGAACAGCAAATTCATAAGTACAATAAATAGTAGGTGTACCATAAGCATTAGCAATAGTAAGAAGTTTGTCAAAAGCAGCCTCATCAAAGCCAGGAGCAGCAACTCTATTTGCTGGTGGTAACTGATTTACAGAAGCTTTAAGAGCATGCGCGATTTCCTTATAAATAAGTTCATCAATACCCTCCATAACGATGCGAGTAACTTCTGCGAAGTCTACACGACCATCAAGGAACTCCTCAAATCCGATTTGAGCAGCTCCACCGACAGCAGAAGTACGAACTTCAATTACTTCATCGGTATTAGGAGCAAGCTTAAATACTTCATAAATACCATTTAAACCAACACGAGTAATAAACTGCTTAGCACGTTTGCTGGAACCAACCTTGCGGCGAAACGCAGGCTTATCACCTTGAGCAAACTGCTTAACTTCAGCAAACTGCTCATATTTCTGTTCAACCTTCTTAGGAAGAACTTCATCAAGAGTTTCTTCAATTACTGCGAAAATAAGATTTTTATTTTCACGATAGTCAGAATATGAACCAGCAAGTTCATTTAATTCTTGACGCAAAGTTTCATTTAAAGCATCATAGCTAAGAGTCTTATCACCATACGCATAAGCAGTAGGAGCGGAAGGGTCAGCTTTTGCTACCTGCTTCATCAAATCAACTAAATTTTGTCTATCTAAAGCCATTATTCTTCACTCCTTTCTTACGCAATACGCATAATCTTAACGCCTTGCTGTCTATCAGGCATTGTATAAACTTTAACAACCTGCCACTTCATATCGCCTTCGCCAACCTCAAGGATACCCTTAGCACCAGGAGTAAGAATATCACCAACAGCAAGAGTGTCAGCATTTACAGTGTTAGTAGTGAAAATATCACCAACATTAGTCTTAAATACGCGAGGAACCATTGTGGTGCCTTCGGGCATCATAGCTTCCTTATAAGGACCTTCAATATGATAAGGGTCACTAGTGAGATTCATCTCATAAGGGTCAGCAGAAATATGCTTTTCAGTACCATCAGCAGCAGTAATAGTGGTACCATCAGCAGTTACATCATCAAACTTATAAGTCTTATCATTAAGAGTAATGGAGTCATTACCTTCAGCATCAACACCATTATAATAACGAGACTGTTTGTCCCAGACAATATCAGGAGCCTGATTGCCGTCCTTATCAAGACCGTAACCAAATGGGCTATAAACACGAGCCTGATAATTATCTTTTAACATTGCGAATTCGCAATCTGCCTGATTTTCACGATATAACTTAATTTCATTATAAACGAGCATCCATTCGCCAGCACCCTCAAAATTAACTACACCCTTCGCATAGTCATACTTTACAAACTGGCCTTGCTCTAAAATAGCAATATCAGCAGCCGCAGGCAATTGGCCATAAATCTGGCCGGTACGTTGAGCAGAAAGATGGTTAGGTTCAACCTGACCAAAACCAAACTGAACGTATTTTGCCTGGCTAGCATAATTATTCTTGAACCATTTTTCCATTCCAGGTGAATACATTATATATGTCCTCCTTTAAATTTTTATTATTATTTCATATTTTCTGCAACAGACATTGCACGTTTAACCCAAGCAGGAACATTATCATTATTATCATCACTGTTTAGGTCATAAGTTGTAGGTGGTGTTTCAACACCTTTATCATCTTCAAGATTAAAACTAACCTTGTTACGAACACAAATAATAGCAAGCTTTGCTTCAATTTCATCCAAAGAATAAGTATCAATATTGGTAATAACATCAGCTTTATCTTCATCAGAAAGCATATAGAAACTAGCAATCATTGCTTCTTTTTCTTTTTTATCAGCATTAGCTTTAAATTCAGATAATGGTTTAATTTGCGCTTCAAGATTTTCTTTTTCAAGTACAAGAGCATCATAATCACTCTTTAATTGAGCATAAGTATTTTGAAGTTCTACATATTCAGGAATTTCTTCAAGAGAATATTTCTTTTTCTTATCCTCTTCTTCTTCATCCTCGCACTCGCATTCCTTTACAGGTTTGCCGCATTTAGGACATTTTTCTTCCTCTTCATCATCTTTCTTTGCGAAAGTTTCATTATCTTCAGGTGCTTTTTCACCTTCTGAATTATTATCAGAATTGTTTGTTTCATCTTTATCATTTTTGTCCTCTTCTTCAGAAGAATTTTTCTGATTTGAGGCATATTCAGCTTCATAAGCTTCAATATCAGCCAAAGCGAACTGAGGCTGTTCAGATGGAGTATAAGTCTTTGTTACCTCAACAAAAGTGTCTGATGGAACAAATCCATTACTTTCATCCAAAGAGAAATTTAAACGGAAATATTTTAAATCAGCACGATGTTGAAGAATAGTAAACTTTTGACCATTCTCTTCATAAATACCTTCAATACGATATACAGAACAATACTGTCCATCTGGATATGTTTTTTCAAGGTAGCTATAAAGACTGCTCCATAAAGCGTCACCGATTTCTACAGCGTATCTAGTAAACACTTCTTTTCCTCCTTCATTTAATAATTCTTTTATTTCATTCATCATAGAGAAAAGTTGTTCTTTAAAATTATCTCCATATGAGAATGTTAAATCTGGCGCGGTAATATTTGAACCTTCAAAACAAGGTTCATTATCCTCGCCTAACATACAAAGTTTTGAAATAATTGCTTCATTTATAATAAAAAACTAAGGTTTTCCATTACTATCTTTCGTCCAAAAAGCATTTAAATAATCTTCATCTAATTCCATAGAATGATTATTTCCTTCATCAATTGCTCGTTGGCATTCAGGATATTGACCAGTCCACAGCCATCCTTCAGTTACTAAATATTCTCTTTCAGTGGTATCATCATCTAAAAATTTCTGAAACCATACTTTTGCTCCTAAATCAACAAATCCATATGGTCTAGTTGTATCTTTAATTTTAAACTATCCATTTGAAATTTCAATAATTCTATTATGTTCTTCAAAGTCTTCTTTGTGTTCGTTATAATAACCAACAATAGGACTGCCTGGAAGACTATTAGCAATCTATTTAGCAACTTCTTTAGTAATTATACTTTTATTTCTGTTAGGTTCATCACTTACATAACAAACCTTAATCTAACATTTAGAAATTAATGGATTAAAAGGAGTGATATTAATTAATTCAACTCCTGTATCTAATTTAATACTTTTATGTTTCATTATTATCCTCCTTAATTCATTGACTCTTTATTTTGAATTGTCTTTTCACTTTTTTCTGAATCTGCTTTCTCCGGTCGGCCAACCGCATTTCCAGAAGTAGAATTAGAATTGGAACTAGTTGTAGATTTTTTATTACCTAAAACATCTTCACTACTCATAGTTGAACTCATTAGAGGAGGAATCATAATTTCACTTAAATGTAATACTTCATTTTCAAAATGTACTGAATTTAAAATAAAGCTTTGAGAATGACCTAAAGCTATTTGCGGTAACATTTTTGAATATCCAATTTGCGTCTATTCTTTGTATAATTTAGCTAAATCTTTATAATTATATTGAGTGGTTTCTAACATATAAAATTTAAATTTATATTTTTTTCCATTTGAATATTTTTTATCAATAACTTTGTCAAAGAAAATACTAAACTAACATAATAGATTTCTCACTACTGATTCATCATTTAAAATAGATTTTTCCAATGATAAATTTCCATCAGTATTAAATAAATTCTAAGAAATACCTAAAGCATTAAATAATGCTCTTTCTACTTTTTCCAAATCATCGGTTGTTGTAGATGTATTTTTATCAGATAAATCAATTGAATCAACATCAGTAAAAGTTGTTAAAACATCAACACCAACAGCACGTCTTAACATCTATACACCATTATTGTGAATATCTCTTGCTTCATCTACATCAAAAATTAAATCACCATTTTTATCTAATGGAAGTTTTTGAACAATAATTTTTAACAATTTCTACATCTACTTACGACGGTCTAAATCCTAAGCAGCATCTAAATCCAATAAAGCCCCAATAGCATTTACAAATGGAGGAATATCACTACCATTAAAATTAAATTTAACAGCACTATCTGTATCTAATAAATACCATCCACCACTACTATCTCCCTACACTTCAGCGGGTAATTTTCCTTGCTTATAAAGTAAATAACCTTTTTTGAATTCATCGGGAAATAAATTTAATACTTTTAAACGATAATTCATATCTCTAAACGTATCAAAAAATTTCATATTAAATTCAATGGCTGGCATTCCTGCGACGCTATAGCGAGAGCGGCAATATTCAATCGGCAATTGTTGTAGAATAATGCTATCTGAACTTGGAACAAGATATCCATAATAACATCCATTTTTCATAATCTCTAAAGCAATATCTTGACAAATTTTTCTAACATATGAATTATCTAAATAATTCAGCACTTTAGAAAAATCTTTCAATATTTTATCTTCTTTAATACTATCATCAATTACTTCTGGAACAACATACCAGTCATATCTATATAACTAAGCGAAATAATTACAAACTCTTTCATATATACCATTCATATTATAATAGAAATTAGATATATTTCTCAATTCTTCTATATTTCTATCCATAATCATTTTAAAGATATATTTTTTATCTGCGAATTTATGGTTTGGTGGCAAACAAGATTTTAATGAACCTAAATTTAAAGCTGCGTCATCTAACTGCTTAACTCCAACTTTTATACGTTTAAAGTCAGTCTCACTATCTATACAAGCATAATCTCTATATCCGCCATCAATGTTAAAACCTTTAGCATGAATTTGTTCATTTCGCGTTAATTCTTTATTATCCAAAATTCCACCTCCTTTACTTAATATCCTGCTAAATGCATTAAATAATCATAAGTAATAAGATGTTCATCTGTATAAGGGATTTCAATTAATTTAAAATCATGTAAAGCACAAAATCTTCTTTTTTGATTATCATTATATTGTTGTTGATAAAGACCTTTTTTACCACCAAATTTTTGACTAGCTTCATAATGCTATTTTCCCTAATATTCAATAATAAAATCAATTTTTCCATCATCATCAAAAACAACAAAATCAAATCTCAAAGGACGACCATTTGGACTTTTTAAATCTGGAAAAATATATTCCATTTTAAAATGTAATTCTGCTTCTGTCAAAATTTCTTCTATTTTGATTTCACCACGAGATGCCCGCAATTATCTCCCCCCTTAACTTAAAAACATCCACTCTTTAGCATTAAATTTCTTTTTCTTCTTTTTATTATCTTCTTCTTGTTTAATATAATATAGACCATATTCAAAGGCAGAAAATTTATCTTTTCTAACCCCTCGGTTTACCTATTTAAGTATAATATTAACACCTTCATTTTCTTCACGAAGGTTCATTAATTCCTCTCTTAATATGGAAGTTAAAGTAAATGGTTTTAAATATTCTGCCCTTTCTTCAGGCTTCATATTCTAACCTAATTTTGTTCCCATTAATTTAACTTTTGCCACACGTTCATCTATAAGCATTTTAACTTTTCCAGAAGATAATTGAGAACGCGCATTAGCATGAGCTTCAGTATTTATAGGAGCATTTGCTTTTATTTGATAAACAGCATCTTGTTCGCAATTTACTGTTCTATATTTTTTATAATATCCTTCTTCATCATTATAAACACCAAAATCAGGGAAAGTATCGCCAGTATCTGGGTCAATTTGAGGCTTTACTAAATAATCTAATAAACCAATACCCATACCATTAGCATCAATTATTAATCTACGAGCATTAAATTTATAAAATAATCTTTTTAATTTAATAGCCTAATCTTCAAAATGCGCATCTGATAAAGTAAATAAATTTACTAAAGTTTTTATGGAAGAGCCTTGCGGCTATGGTGTTACCTTAAATACGCATACTACAGTATCACAACCTTTACGACCAACATCCGCAGATAATATATAAAAACTAGATTTGCTTGAGCGCCCTGATGCTTCATATTCAGGCTATTTTAAAATTCTATTTCTATCAAAAACTTCTGAATTAAAGAAAGCATCTTCAACCGAACCAGACCATTTACTTTCATATTCACGGTCAAAAGACATCTCATTAAATGTACCATCCATTTTTAAATCACGGATAAAGTTTTTATCAAGTAATTTAACTAATACTGGAATACGATATGTACCACCAAGTATCATAGATTTTTCTGGTTTAACAATTTGCCATACTAGTAATTGAATGAGCTTATCATAAGGGAATGTATTTTTCCATCCAGCTGTAGTTACATAAATCTATGACTTATTTAACTATTCTTCTGGATGCGTTGAACCATCCATACACATACGAGAAACGTTCATTGTAGGAATAATTACTTCAGAAAGAATAGTACCATCAACACCAACACATTCCTCAATTAAACCACCATGACGACGTTTACCACGAGAGCTTTCTCTCGCTGCGATATTATCAAAATATGAACCATTTGTAAAAACATATTTACAATAATCTTTTCCTTCAAGAGTTTTACCTCTTGTCCAGTCTATTTCATTTTTAAACGCAGGAATAAGAGTACAAATTTCTTGAACTTTTTCTTTAATGATACCAGCAGCTTGTTCCTTACCTCCAGAAGTAACAAACAATTTGCAACGAGGATACAAAATACATTTACACATTAACACCATTACTGATAAGAATGATTTTGAATAGGCGCGAGGAAATACTGCGTACAGATACTGATGTCGCATTGCCGCACGCAAAAATACTCGCTAATAAAAATAAAATTTAAATTCGCCATCTTTTATTTCAGTTCTATTACCTCTAACTAGAAAATCCACAAACATATCAGGATATTCTCTCCAAAAGGCAATGTATTGACGCACTATTGGAATAATAGCATTTACTCTTTCTTCAGATAAACCAATTTTTTTTCTTTGTTCAGATAAATTTAATAAATCCTATAAAGCCATAATTAATTACCCTCATTAGTTAATTGCTTTAAGAAATCCGCGTCAGCTTCTATATCTTCATCTAAAAATTGATTATAATCTTCAAAATCTTCATCTTTTAACTATTCAATTTCATCTAAATCAAGTTCATCTTCAACATCTTCATCTTCTTCTTTTGCTTCTTGCTTAGCCATTTCTTTAACAGCACTTTCAATTAAATTACCTAAATTCATTTCTTCAGTGACTAATGTGCGTGTATATCCTTTTAAATCAGCTAAAGTTTCATCAACTTTATCCATTGGTGTATCTGTATAAAATCTAGGAATAAAACCTTCTTTTTCACATATTTCAACTAGTTCAGCAATAGAGTCAACAAACTCACCAGATTCTGCTTTATTCTAGGCCGCAGTAAATCTACCACTCTTCATTAAGTTATCATAAACTTTACTCATTTTTTGGAATCCTTCTACATCACCAATATCAATTAATTGATTTGCTTTTAATGAGGTTTTACAAATTAATTTTAAAGTATCAATATGACCTGCGGTTTGGATATCATAAGATTCCATCATTTCATTATAAAGTTGTTCTAGTTTAATCCATTCTTCTGGTTTATATGCTTTTCCCCATTTTAATCTTAAATATGTTCTATCTTCTTCTGTTAAATCATCATCAAAGAAAGAGTCATCAGCACCAGACTATTTAGCAAAATAATCTTCAGGTTCTTCTTCCACTTGAGAGCCAATTGCTTTAGGTTCTGGTTCGCGCAATTCTTCCACAGGCATAGTAAAGGTTGATTTATTAATAGCTTCTGCTATTTCAACCGCACTATATCCCTAACGTTTCATTGTTTCTTCAATTTTTTTATTTTTTAAATTTTGTATAAATTCGTTGTCTTTCCAACGATATTCTCTAAATTGTTTTAATTTCATTTTAGATAGATATCTACCTAAAATAGTCATACCTGTAATTTTTTTATTGTCTTTAATATATGATGTCATAAGTTTATCCCATTCTTCTGGAACATATGGGACATCAACTTCTTGTAAAATCCATAGATAAGTGTCTGGATTCCAATTATCTACATGCATTGTAATACATTTTTTACATTGATTTAACTTACCATCATTAGGATATTTTTCTAAATTATTTGAAGTATAAAATTCTTCAGCTGCTAATGTTCTATTACATTTTTCACAATAATAATGGTCAGGCATAAATTATTCTCCTTTCTTTGTTTTAGCATTCCGGCAGCATTTACAAATACTGTAAAAGCCATCTCGGCTTGTTTTATTCTTGCTAAAATATTTATTATGAGCTAATTTAATCTGTCCGCATCTACTACATTTTTTATATTTTCCTTTTTCAACTTCTAAATAATACCAATCTAAAAATTCATCTTCCGCAGTTGACGCAATTAATTTAGGAATTTTATTACGCCATAAACTAGATATATATTCTAGACTATGTTTAATTCCAAATTCTTCTTCTAATTTTATTTGGATATCCGCATTCTAAAGTCCATCAATTTTTAAATCAACTAATCGTTCATATAATGGATATTCTTTTAAAGCCACATTACTCAAATGGTCAAAATCATTCATAAGATACCAAGTATCTCCTTCAAAATAATCCCAACTATCTTGCTTTAATTTTGAATAATTACATAAAATTGCTGAAACAACTTCAGGATTCATTAATGAAATTCCAGAAGGAATAGGATATCCATCATCATCAAATTCGCAAGTTGTATCATCTAATTTAATATAAGATTTTGAGCGAGTAATCTTATTTAATTCAACAGGGCATCTGAACGCATTTTTAATAATATATTGGTCTTTCCGCAATTCAATTAAAGCTTTTTTAATAGTAAAAGCATCTTTTCCTTCGGCGGTTTTTAGTTTTGCCTCCCAGATTTCTATGGCGTCGCGCAATTGGCGCAAATCAGGAATCTCTTCTAAATCTTTTTTTGTTATTGTTACTTTTGGTTGAAAAATCTACTATTTATTATCTGACATTAAATTATATATACCATCTTCGCCATTTTCTAATTGGGAAACAAGACCTTCATAAGAAGTTTCTCTTTTATTTACTGTCGCCATTCGGTTTTCAGTAAGAATTTTCTTTTCTTTTCTTTCTTGTTTCTCCATACAAAGAATTAAATAGTCAGCCAATACTTCTGAATATTTTTCACTGGGGTTTGGGTCCTCGGCTAAAATCTATTCTACTAATTTAACTCTTTCTTCTGGAGTTTGTAAAGAATAATCTAATTTAACCATTTTTTACCTCCAGTTATTTTATACTTATATTGTACCATAAAATTTTTCTTTTGTCAAATTTCATTAAGGCATTTATTGACTTTTTTAAAAATTTTTTATATAATATATATAGAAAATAAAAAAAATTGAGGTGCGCAAATGTTTTTAGATGCTTTATTATTATTGGGAATTGTAACTGCGGGTATGATAATTGTAACAATTATTATTGCTGTTATTGAAAGAAAAGATAGCTCACGCTCATTAAGAGATAGAATGAAAAAATTAATTGTTGAAGAATATAATGATGTTACTTTAGTAACTTCAGTAAATGTTATTAATGAAAAAGCGCAATATAATATAGTTGATACTTCTATGTATGATGACCATAATGTTATTGGAGTTACATTATGTTTACCAAAAGATAGTTTAGTATTAAAAGAAGTTTTGGAAGAAAAGAATTTAAAAGAATATGATTTTGAAGGTGGAGAAGCTATTAACTTACATGCTAATGTTTATAAATTAAAGGATGGTACATTCGTGTGGGAGCTTTAATTATTATTATTGGATGGATGATTTGCTCATTTTTAATGTTTAGTAATTATTTAGATGAAATTATGAAGATTGAAAATGAAGGAGCTAAATGGGCTATTTATGCGGTCTTTATACTGGGCGGCCCCATTTTAGTTTTTAATAATTTGTTAGTATAGATTTTAGATATTTTTATGCCGGAAGGATGGGATGATGATGACAGATTTTAACGAACCTATTGTTATAAGTGGTGTGAGTGCGGCAATACTTATTTATGAAATGGAATTTAATGAGTACGCGCAAGCTAATGGAATTAAAAATCCTTATAGTTATAAAGAGTTTAAAGGTGTTGAAACAGAAACTGAATTATTTGGAAAGAAAGTAAAAGGATGGAAACTTGTAAGGACTAATGAAATTAAACCTCCTCCGGAGGAATATCATTTTTATAATAGTATGCGGGAATTATTTATAGCAACTAAAATTTTTAATGAATGCGGCTGGGATGAATTTGTTGAGTATAGGGATAAATATATGAAAGAAGAAAGCGCAAAGAAATCTGTGGAAGATTGGAGACCTTGTAAAAGTGAAGTAGAAGCGCAATGCGACGCTTGCGGTACGGAAGGATGTTGTGGATGGAGGAATTAAAATGAAAAAACCGAGTGGAATTTTGGGAAGTATGGCAAAAAGTAGAAGACAGAAAGCTACTAATAAAGGTACAAGTTTAATTTATGAGGCTATTTGGGGAGAAAAACCTAAACGTAATAGGAAGAAGAAGGATTGATTTTTCGTGATTTGAAATTACAAAATGACTTTAGGGTTTCTCGTAATTTGAAATTAAAAAATGACTTTAGGGGATTTTTGTCCAGACCAAATCATTTTATCAAATTCAAAAAAAATTTTTCACGAAAACCACCCCCCTCTACTATACAAAACCTATTGTCGGATTTTTCCAGGACTACGCGCAACCCTATAATCGCACCCTGTCATTCCTCGGCTCGCTGGCGGCTGAAGCGAGCCGTTTTTCGCAATTGTAAACAATTTGTAAATTTTTTATGAACAAATTGTGAACAAACTGTTAACAATTTATTTCCTATAATTGTGAACAAATTATGAACAAATTGTAAATAATTTGTTAACATTTAATTGTGAATAAACTATTAACAAACTATGTACAAACCCTCTCGCTCTAATGTAGCGAATACTTTAGTATGGTAAAGTGCTAAAGCGTTAAAGTATTTGCATAGTTCAGCGAATCTCTGCAATTGGATTGACATACATTTGTAGAGCTGCGGCAGCGAGATTGTTAAAAAATTAACATACATTTGTAGAGCTTGGTGGCAGCGAGATTGTTAAAGATTTAACGATGTATTAACGCTTTACCATACTAAAGTGCAAAGTTCTCCCAACTTTGTAAGTTAAGTTTTTAACAATGTTCATAATCTGTTTACAAAAAAAATATAAAAAAATTTTGCGAAACCCCTTGACAAATCCATGAAAGTGTGGTATAATATATACAGAACAGAGGAAAGCCTGAAGCCCAAAAGAAAGGCAGAAAGAGAGATTAAAAAAATGATGATTACAGTAGCAACGAGTGAAGCGTGGTTTAATGAAATTTATGAAAGCGGCAGAGTAGAGATGCGCAACTTCTTCTTCTACGAAGAGAATGGCAGAAAGTACGTAGAGTACGATGTCAATGAAGAGCAGTTCAATGAAGTAAGCGCAGAGCTTGGATGGATGTGAGGGTAAAACCTCACATCTTTTCTTTGTCTGCTGTTGGTAGTCCAGTGGTATGAGTTTGTTAAAGTTTTAACGATGTTCATAAAAAGTTAATAAAAAAATATTGCGAAAACCTATTGACAAATGCACAAAAATGTGGTATAATATATACAGAAAGAAACAAGAGCGCGACAGAGAGCGCACAAAACAAAAACAACCAAAAGAAAGAGGTAACACAAATGGGTATCAACGTAAGCAAGATGAACATTAGAAACAAGATTCAGAATAGAAATGCGGTAATGGCTGAATGGCTTCCCTACTACACCATTATGGCAAGAGCAGGTATCAAGGGCTATAATGGCGATGGTCTGCGCGTGATTGACGTACTGCGCGAGATGGCTGATGAAGGCATCATCAAAGTAGAAGAAAGGAAGTTCACTCTGTACGCTTGTCTCGCGTGAATAGATTAAGCAAGCATCACAAATGCTTGCTTATCTAATGCCTGCGCTTGTTAAAGTTTTAACGATGTTAATAAATCGTTTACAATTAAATTGAAGAAAAACTATTGACAAATCTATTAAAATATGATATAATATATATAGAGAAAGGGAAAAGAAAAAACAAACCCTCTCAAAGAAAGGATACAAAGACAATGAAAATTCTTAAAGCCATCAACGCCATTTTAATCGCCCTTGCTATTTGGGCAGGTGTAAGCTACCTTGACATTATCGCAGACAACAACACGAGCGAACCACAGCACGCAGACTGGAACATGTTCGTAATAGCAATGAATCTGACAGATGGAGAGTAATCTCCATCTTTCTTTTGTCTACTGGATGCGCTTGTTAAAGTTTTAACAATCCGTTCCATACGACAGGTGTAGTGGGGGCCCGAATTCGCGCTTTAGTATGGTAAAGTGATAAATTGTTAAAGTAAGGCACAAACATTTGTTCGGTAGCAGTATCCCGAAATTAGTTCATATTTTGTTTACAAATAAATTTTCAAAAACCTATTGACTTTTCAATCAAAGTATGGTATAATATATATGTCAAGGGGGAAAGGGTTAGTAAACTCCCAAATGCGCAGGTGCTTTTCCCCAAGAAAATTTCTTGAAAAAAGTTTAAAAAACCCCTTGACAAATCTATTAAAATGTGGTATAATATATACAGAGAGAGGGAGAGAGTCAATGAGCCACCCTCCAAAAGAAAGAGAGATAAAACAATGAAAATCATCAACACTATCACCCGAATCACCCTTATTAACAATGCGCTTGACCGCATCCCCTACGACGAAAGATATGATGAAATTTGGGGAAGATTGGTAGATAAGCGTATGGAATTGCGCGATGCCCTTGACAACTGGATGCACGACAAAGAGGTAAGCGCAAGCATCAGAATCCAGCGCAGGCACGCAGTGCGGTTAGCTTGCCGCATAATCGGAACAGAAAAAAGGAAAATCATGAGACGCG